ACCTATACTCCCCCGACTCAGGATGGAAATTCTCAACCATCTCAAACAGGTAGCTCACCTTTAGCATCATTTGCTAAGGGTGGATCTGTCGGAATGGACGGATTGATTCATACAATTAAATCTGAATTTCAAAAGCGGGGGCTGGATTTTGATAAAGTCATCGCTGCCAGACTTGCTTATCTTTCCCATCAGAAAAGCCAATAATGGATGAAATCTTAAAACTGATGTTTCAATCCAGAGTACACAAGCATTGGACGGTTGAAGATATTTATAATATTATTATTCCACCAATAGTTCTTGGGCATTTTGTTATGGCGCATGAAAACGGTAAACTTGTTGGAATCGGAACATGGGCATTTTTGTCTGATGAAACGATGGACGCATTTATAAACCGGACGCGCAAACTTGAGCCAAAAGATTTTAATGGTGGCACCAATTTAGCCGGAATAGACATTATTGCTCCTTATGGACATCTAAAGGAAATCACATCTAAGATGAGAAAAGCCTTAGTTGCCATTGGTCAAAAAGGGAAATCCATTAAATTTATACGGGATTACCCAAGCAAAAAAATGGCGAAAGAATTAATTATATGATGAATATAATTGAAAAATATATGCTTCAAAATATTCCACGCGGTGGCGGCGGTGGAACAGGAAGTGGTGGCGGAAGCAACCAATCGCTTAATGCCGCAATGGGCAATGTTGATGCCGCTACAAGAGAAGCAGCCTATACAGGCGGCAGTGATACTGGAGTAGGCGGAGGCCACGGTGGTGGCAGCAGCATAGATAATGCCTCGGCTTTAATACAAGCAGCTAATGAAAAAGCAATGGCAGATCAAGCAGCCAAAGCCACAGCAGATGCCGCAGCCGCAGCTGCAGCAGCAGAGGCTCAGCGCCAAGCAGCCGCAACAGCCGCAGCAAGACAACAAGCCGAACTAGCTCAACAACAAGCAGCAGCCAAAGCAGCAGCAGATGCTCAAGCAGCCAACCAAGCAGCTATTCAAGCGGCGCATGATGCTGCTGTTCGTGCAGCCGCACCATTCCAGCCGGGCGGCATTGCTGACCAAATATTTGGCAAATTGCCATCGACGCCGTCATTAACTTATGGTGGAAGGTCTGAAGTTAACCCGACAGATGCGTTTAGGCAAAATTCAACTAATTTAAAAGCGCAAGACGTTGCCTTATCTGCATCGGACTGGAACGCGGCCAATAGAGATGTAATCCAACAGATGAAAGATCAAAATGCCGCTGAAGCCAATGCCAAGGCTCAAGCTGGCATAAATGCTCAAAATGCAAGCGTAGGATATAATCAAACAGCGGATGAAGCTCAAAAAGCTCAAATTCAAAAAGAAGCTAATTTAACAGAAAACCAAGCTCAAGCAGCTTTGGATGCTTCATTAATGAGAGCTGGAATTTCCACGGCACCGACGGAAAACATTTATAATGCACCGCAGCATTATGAATCCAGCGCATTGGCCAATCAAATATCCCCAGCCCCTGTCACAGCTGAACGCACCCCAGAACAAGAGGCTGCAGCTGCAAAATCATTGTATGATTCAGCTACAGTGACACCAAGTCAAAATTCAGCTTTGCGGCAAATCAGAGATGCAATTACCCAAAACATGGGCAATCCTGAACCATCCATGTCAGATACGGCTTCAAAGGTTGCATCTTCTGCTGAGCCATCTGCCAATCTTCCAGCCTCAACAGCTCCTACGACACCAACACCAACACCATCTCCATTTGAAAGTGCCGTTAATGGCATTATAAGCAATCTTCCAAAAACATTAACTAATGCAGTAGTTGGTATGGTTCCCGGAGTTGGATTAGCCAATACTGCAAGTGGGCTTTTGGGCGGACCAACTGTTGGCTCAACATTGTTTTCTGGAAATACACCCGCCTCTTCAGCTAACCCGTTGGATGGGTTTTCTCATTTTATTGGTAATTTATTTGGCACCAACCCAGCTCCGGGCGAAACCATTAATGCTTATGAAAAGCGGTTTAGCCCAGACGTGGAAAGCGCAATCAATGGTTCCTACCTTGACGGCGTGCCAAGCGATCAATGGGTAAGTAAGGCTATGACAGGCCCAACTGGCCCAGTATCAACTTCCCCAACAAAAAGTGGCGGTTCTAATAATATTGATTTGATTCCTTCAACACTTACACCAACGCCGACACCAACGCCTACTCCAACCCCAGCTCCGAATATTTCTCCACTTGCTTGGTCCAGAAAATTTAATGGACCTATTAATCCATATAATTATGGGGTAACAGGTGGAGAGTATTCATATTATAGTGCAAAGGGTGGAGCAGTTAGCCCACTTAACCGGATGAAGCAAAATGGCTGATGATCCTAATGACCCAATGCAAAATTTGCTTGATTACCAATCAGGTGATGATGACCAGAATCAACAGCCAGAAGACCAGCAAAGTGATTCGGGTGATGAAGGATCTATGGAAGATGCTGGTTCGGAAAATTCTGACATACAAGATACGGAAGATGGCGGCGCCTATGTTGATCTAGATGAGCCGCAGCCCGGATCAGAGTACGACGAAAACCCTGAGTTTTATGCCAACCTTGCAGAAAAACTACCTGAATCATCAATGGATGAGTTGGCCAATGACCTTCTTGATGCCATTGATCGGGATAAAGAAGCCCGTTCATTGCGTGATAAACAATATGAAGAAGGCATTAAACGTACAGGGTTAGGTAATGATGCCCCCGGAGGCGCTCAATTCCAAGGCGCTTCCCGCGTTGTCCATCCAATCCTAACGGAAGTCTGTATTGATTTTGCTGCTCGTGCCATCAAGGAAATCTTTCCACGGACTGGTCCTGATGCTGGTCCGGTAAAAGACCGCATTGTTGGAAAGCCAACACAAGAAAAGATTGATAAAGCCAAGCGCAAATCTCAGTACATGAACTGGCAGCTTAATGAGCAAATGCCAGAGTTTCGTAATGAGCTTGAGCAGCTTTTGACTCAGGTTCCATTGGGTGGCGCACAATATCTTAAACTGTCTTGGGACAAACGGCTTAAGCGCCCACGTCCTTTTATGGTAACAATTGATGATATGTACCTGCCTTATGCAGCTACATCTTTTTATACCTCAGAACGTAAAACTCACCGTCAAAATGTAACGGCACTTGAGTTTGATCGGCGTGTAGCCTCTGGCCTATATCGTGATATTGAGCTACTTCCAGCCTCGATGCCTGAGCAAACTAAAGCTTCTCAAGCCAATGACAAGATCGAAGGCCGTGAGCAATTTGATTATTACGATGAAGACGGTCTTCGGGAAATTTATGAAGTTTACGCGGAATGTGAAATTAACGAAGACAAGATGACCAAGGGGGAAATATCCCCTTACATTATTACTATTGATTCATCGAGCAAGAAAATATTGTCCATTTACCGTAACTGGGATGAGGACGATACGCGCCGCGTAGCACTTGACTGGATCATTGAGTTTCCATTTGTGCCTTGGCGCGGTGCCTACCCAATTGGCATTATTCATATGATTGGCGGCCTATCCGCTGGTATTACTGGCGCACTTCGCGCTCTTATGGACAGCGCTCATATTCAAAATGCCCAAACTGGTTTGAAGTTAAAGGGCGGATCGCGTGGTGGCCAAAGCCTCAATATCCAGCCAACGCAGGTTATTGAAGTCGAAGGCACCCCGAATAACGACGACATTCGCAAAACCTTTATGCCGTTGCCATTCCCCGGACCTTCTGAAACATTGTACCAATTGCTTGGGTTCTTGGTTGATGCAGCAAAAGGTGTTGTACGTACAACCTTTGAAGATATTTCTGACAATCCAGACCGTCTTCCGGTCGGAACAACGCTTGCCCTTATTGAGCAGGGCATGGTGGTATTTAATGCCATCCATGCTCGGTTGCATGATGCAATGGGCAAAACGCTTAAAGTCCTTCACCGCCTCAATGCCGTTTACCTTGATGAAGAAATCGAGATGGCAGATCTTGGCGAGCTTCTTGTTAGGAGAGCTGATTTTGAAGGGCCAATGGATGTTATCCCATGCTCTGATCCTAATATTTTCTCAGAGGTGCAGCGCTTTGCCCAAATTCAAGTCGTCGCAGATCGGGCAGCAGCTAACCCTAGCCTATACGACCAAAGGGCTATTGAGGAGCTTATCTTAAAGCAAACAAAAATACCTGATGCTGAATCATTGTTAGCTCAAACTCCGCAGCCGCAACGGATGAACGCAGTTAATGAAAACGTAGCGGCAACGATGGGTAGCCCAATTGTTGCGTTTCCAGATCAGGATCATTTGGCTCACATTCAGGTTCATTTAAGCTATATGACTAACCCATTATTGGGCGGTATGTCGCTAATCGCTCCGGTAGCCATTCCTCCTTTGCTTAACCATCTTAAAGATCATATTGCTCTTTGGTATGTAAACGAAGTGGTAAAGGTTGCATCCGATGCAGCTGGTAGGGACATTTCTGATCTTATGGATACAGAAGATACAAATGTGGATCAGGAATTTGACCGTACCTTGGCTGCTGCTGACCAGCACGTCGAGCAGTCCGCACAAAATCAATTGTCCAATATCCCAGTTATTATTCAGGCTGCTCAGCAGATATTGGCTAAGTACTCACCTGCTCCGACGCCAGATCCAACCAATGTGGCAATGATTGCAGCTCAAAACCAAATGCAAGAAACACAACGTAAGGCAGCTTACGATCAGAATAAGGCGGATATTGAACGGGCCAAGATTGCATCCGATGCAGTCAATAAGGCAAAAGATATTCAAGTGCGTGAAGAAATGAACCGTGAGGATAACCAAACGGCCATGTTAATAGCTGCATCTGAATTGGAAGCTGGGCATCGTACTAACCTCAAATCTGGAACCGGAATAGGAAGGAATTAAGAAATGAAGGGCGCAATTAACCAACACAAGAAAATGGCTATGAGCATGGCCATCCCGCAGCCAAAAGGCAAAACCACGCCATTTAAAAAGGGTGGTATGGCTGATTGGGAAGGCTCTGCAAAGGACACAGCGCAGGACAAGAAGCTTGCCAAAAAGCATGGTATGTCCATGTCTAATTGGGAAAAGTCCTCAATGGATACCAAGCATGACCGCCAAAAGTCCATGAAGGGCTTGAAGCGCGGAGGCCGTGCATAAATGAACTATAAAGAGTTTCCACTAATAGAGCGGGTGCTTTTTGCGCTTCGGGCAGAGTTAAAAGACTTTGCTGAGAGTGCGCTTAAAAGCCCCGCACAACGAGACGTCTTTGAGTATGGACGTGTGGCCGGACATTATTCCGGATTATCAAAGGCAATCGAAACAATTGAGACTGCCTTAAATTCAGACAGCGAGGATAACGATCATGGCTACATCCGCCGTGATGAATCTCGTTTCACAATCAGAGATTGATGAAGTGTTTCCAAATATTGACTTTGGGATTCTGCCAACAGGTTCACGGGTATTGGTACAAATCCGTAGACCAAAAACTAAAATCGGGAGCATTATTCTTTCGGATTATTCGAAAGATGCGGAACAAGATAACACTCAAGTAGCTAAGGTTGTAGCGGTTGGGCCGTTAGCTTTTAGGAATAGAAACACAATGGAGCTTTGGCCTGAAGGGGCTTGGTACAAAAAAGATGACTTTGTTTTTGTTCCCAAGTATGCTGGTTCAAGATGGAAGCGGGATATTCCTGACCAGAAGGGCGAAAAGGTAGAGTTTGTGATTTTTAACGACCTAGACATTGTTGGAACCGTGTACGCCGATCCGTTGGCTGTACAGGCCCATTTGTAAGGGAGTAACAAATTATGGCTACTGATAAGCGCAAAA